CAACTCCGTTTGCGCGAGGGAAATACGCTGAGTTTGTGAAAAGATGTTGGGATCCGCAACTGGCACAATATCTACCCGATCATCAAAGTCTTGTTGTTTAATCATTCTTTGACCCCCAACTACGTCGTACGGATACTCCGGTGGTAAATATAATTTAAATACTCTTGCTAATAATTTAAATTCTTTTTTAAGAGCAGAATAAATTCTTTTGTGTATTGCTGACATTGTTCTGCTACCTCTTTCAAGAAGAGCAACAGTTGTTCCTACAGCAGCTTGTTGATTGCCATCACCAATTTGTAAATCTGCAATCGATGCAAATCTTTGACCAGCTTGTACAACGATACCCATTAATGATAGTAAAGTTTGAGATGGTTCTTTAAATGGTAACATCATAAATGAATCTTTTAAATTACCACCAGGTGCATCTACATCTCTAAACTCACCAGGTTGTATAGATTGCGCATCATCTCTAATTCTAATGCCACGCATTTTAAATCCTGCGGGTAAGTTGGAAAGCGTACCCGCATCCAATAACTGACGTAAAGCTGCTGTTGCAGTTCTAGATAAACCGCCAATCATGTGGATGAGACCGAAGCCATAGAAACCTAGTCCAGGCAGAAATTTGAAGTGGACAAAGTATTGTATTTTGTTTTTCTTCGGATCTCCAATTTCGTAATTTCTTTTAATAGATAATATTTCTCTTGAACCTTCTTCAAGTGTAACAATGTAAGGAAGTTTGATTCCAGAAGGCTCACCAGTTTCTTGATTCATATCCTCGAAACCTTCAATGTCTAAATTTATATGACACTCCAACAAAGTATAAACGTCTTCATCTCTTGATTTAGTTGTACCTTCTAGTTCTCTTTCTTTTTTCTCAACATCTGTTTCTTTATCATTTGGTTTACCAATCTCAATATCTCTGTAGAAACCAGCAACCTGTTGTTTTCTTAATTCGTTTTCTGAAATTTTTACACGATGAATAATCGCTTCCGCATCGTCTAATGAGGTAGCACTGTACGGAACGATTAAATCATCTGCTGGAACAAATTTACTTACAGCTCTTTGTTCCACTTCATCGTAATACACTTTTTTAAATGTACTACCTGAAAGCGGTAAATGAAATAACATAGAATCAAATTCAGGTTCATACTCTTTCATCTTCTCCATGATTTCATAATTCATATAATCTTTAACACGTTGTGCTTGTTGTACTTTGTCTGGAGACTGTACGCCAAGTAACTGTGTTCTTACTGGTCCATCTGCCGGTAATAATTCTTTGTATGCTAGAGCTTGAAACTGAGTGACTGCTTCTGCTAACACTGGGTGTGTTGCACCAGATGCACCTTGAAAAGGTTCTGTTCTGTTATCGTATTTAAATCCTAAAAGATCTAAACCTTGTGTATAAGTTTTCTCCCAATCTTTTCTGGACATTGTGTAGTCCATGTACTTTTGATTTAAGTCTGATGAAATTCCTTCTAATACATCGTCAGGTAAAAATTCTGCTAAGTTTGCATAATGCTCGTCACCACCTTCAGGTGATGCAGCGTTAGGATCAAAGTTAATGTCAACTGATCCATCTTCGTTTTCTACTGTTTCAACTGGATCAGGTGATTCTTGTTGAGCTTGTACTTCTTCTACAATCTCTTCTTGTATTTCTTCTTCGCCTGGTACGTTAACTGTTTTTCGTGGCTCGTTTGGTAGAGCCTTGTCTATGTCTGCCATTTATTTTCTCCAATTTGACTGTTTTAACAGTATTATAATTTAAATTCAAGCCCTGTGGTTGCGGTCCTGATTTTGGTGGTATTGTAGTTGTTAGTTTTTTAGTCATCAAAACCAGCATCCGAATAATCTCTATCATCTATTAAATTAATCGGATCTCCTTCATAAGTTGCATCTGTATCTTTAGCCATTTGACCTGCTCTTACTTCAGCCTCAATAACTTTACCCTCACCTCTAGATAAGTTTTTAACTTTTTTACCTGTTGCATACTCTTCCATTTGACGAGTTGTACCTTCCATCATATCATCAAGTGTATCTACAATAACTTCCTCAGTATCAAATCCACCATCAGGATCTGTTGCGTATACTTCTTGATCCATAGCAGAAAACTCTCCTTCCCGTTTAATTTCTTGTTCAGCTATTTCACCTTGAACTTTATCTGGTCTACCTAAATCAGGTCCTTTTGCTCCAGGTTTTACATAAGTTATATTGACTGGTTGTGAGTAATCATTTTGCCAATTAACTTGAACTTCACCATCAAAATCATCTATCTCAACACCAGGAAATTTATCATTAGTATAAGTTGTTCCTATTAATTCATCTGTATCTTCTACTTTGTAATACTCCTTGTAATCAGGATTGTTAGCTTTGTATTCTTCTGTTCTAGCAGCATCGTGAAAATAATTTTGATTTTTTCCTTCTGCTACTGCTTGATCATATTCTGCTTTACTAACTTCTATTCTCTCTTTCCTAAACATGTTTTCTGCTTTTCCTTCTTTTCTAAATTTATCTACAAAAGATGGAAACCAGTCAGGCATAAGTGTTTTAGTATTTTTTAACTTTTCTATTTTTGTAAATATATTTTGTACAACAGGTGCAGCCTTCTCACCTATTTTAAAAAATTTTCCAAGAATAGGTAATGATGCAAGTCCACCCATGATCTTCATAAACTTTCTCTTACTAGGATCTTCCGGTCCGTCTGCGAAACCAACACGACCACCTACTGAATATAATCCAAATAGTCTAAGTATTTCTGCAATACCTTCGTATCCCATTTCAGCTCCCATTAATTTTGGATTTTCTAAAATAGCTTCTAGAGTTGAGCCTTTGTATTTTTTACCTAAACTTTTTATGCCGCCTGCTAAATAACCTCTTCCTAAATTTTGTCTAGATACTATACCTCCATCTTCAAAACCTTTTAATAATTTAAAAGGTCCAGGTAATTTACTTCCTAATTGAAGTAACTCAGACTTAGGTATTTTTATATTTAAATCTTTTATCTGATCCATTAGACTTTTTTGCGTAAGTGTTTCTAGTTTCTGAGCTTGTCCTGTTTTACCTGCTAAAGATTTTGAATCATCAACACCAACTCTTGTAACATTCATTCTAATAGGTGTTCCATATTCATCTGTGATAGGATCTAATCTATTGAATCCGATATAATTTTGATACTTTTTAGGAAGTCTTAGTTTTACACTTTCAATTATTTGTCCTGCTTGATTATTTAATTCATCAATTCTATTTAGATATCCAGGTTCCTGATTATTTAACTGATTACTAATTGCGTCCGCAATGTCATTTAATTTTGTATTGTATGGAGCTAGTTTAGAATTCATCTGCTTATTAATGAAGGCTACATCTTTTGTAGTTAAATCTACTTCTCCACCTATAGGCATAATGTGGTGAAAAGGAATCTGATCAGTTCCTGTAAAAGTTTTACCACCTTGTGTGATAGCTAATCTTCTTGTTCTTTTTTCTTTTACAATATTTGGATCACCTTTTTTAAATTTTAAATTTAAATCTTTAGTTAAAAAATTATTTATTCTTTCTACTCTACTTACATCTGCTACGGAACTTGAGCCAAAGTATTTTTCAGCAAGTTGAGGATTAGTTAATCCTTTTTCTCCTAACTTACCAGAATATTTTTCTTTTAAATCTTTTATATAATTTTCTTCCATTTCTTCATTAGGCCACCTAATACCTACTACATCTCTACCTTTAGTTTTGGCCTCTTTACCTTTACCTCTAATTTTAGTTTCTATAATAGGTAAATCAGAAGTTCTTTTTTTGTATAATTCTTTTCTTTTTTCTGCAGCTTTAACTGCAGATTCTTCTGCAGTTTGTAATTTTAGTTCTGGAAAATTTCTTTCTACTTGTCCTCTAACTGTAGCTGGAGCTACATTAAATTTTTTACCTAACTCGTATGTATTAATAACTGATCCAGGTTCTAATGTAGATAAATATTCTGAAACTCCACCTTTAGAAAATTCCTTTCTTTTAATAGTGCCAATACCTGAAGGTACAATGTCTCTTAATCTTTGTTGACGTGCTCTATCTTTAATATAAAGCTTTAAATCTTTAACAGTGTCTGCTGCTTCTTGCATAGTAAAAGTTCCTGCATCAATTCCTTTTTGAGCAAAGCTGTTTAATTTATCTGCAATGTCAGTTCTTGGTATAGTGTTATTGTGTAACATCAAAACATATATTTCAGCATCATTTCTAAAATCATTTATATCATATTCTGGCACTGGATTGCTTGTAGTAGTATCCATCTGCATAGACTTCGGTGGTTCTACAATCTGTGGTCCACCTTCATCATTTTTCTTTCGAGGGTTTCTAAGTTCAAAATCTCTGATTGCTTGAATTAATTTTGGATTACTTGGTTTATATTTATCACCAGTTACAATCTTACCTGAGTCTTTTAAATCTTTTATTGTGATTGGCTTTTTACCACTACCGCCGCCATTAAAATTTTGACGAGTTAGATAAGCCATCATATCATTGTATTCGGCTATCTTCATTACATCCCCATCAAATAGCTTAGACCGCCTTCAGCTTGTTTTTTTCTATTTAAAGCTTCGCCTTGTACTTTTAATACTTCATCCACACTCATTCCTTTATCCAACATAATTTTTGCTTCTTCGATCGTAGCAATAGCAGCTGCTTGATTATTTGGATCTGGATCTAATACAATATTTTTTAAAAGATCATCGTCAATCATGTCACCATACTTTGCTATAATATCTAATTGTGTATCATTTAGTTTTTCAAAAAGACCTGGTTGTATATCTTCTGCTTTTCTCATTACTTTGAGTTGTTTAGATATCAAGTTACCTGTAGCTTCGTTTGCGTTTAAATTAGTATATATTTCATCGTAAGCATTCATTACATCTTTTTGATCAAACATATCTCTATCAACACCTAGTTCATCAAACATATCATTTAGTATTACATCAGCATCAAGTTTACTATCACCTGATGGTTGCATAAAATTATTCATTGCTTTTCTAATCTCTTCTTTTAAATCTTTACCTTTTCTTGCAAGAAACCCTACCAGTTTAATACCACCCATTGCAAAGTTAGTTCTGTTAATACCACCCATTGCATTTGGTTCTCTATCCTTTGGATCAAATTTTTTCAAAATATTTTCTTGTTCAGTTTTTTCTATTAAATCTAACAACTCTTTATCTGTTAATCCTTTTTGTGGATTAGCAGGTATTTCAATATCAAATAAACCTTCTATCTCTAACATTTGATCCATATCTTTCATGCCACCACCTCTTTGATCTATTTCAATCATTTCTTCTGCAAGATTTTTTACATCAGTAATTGCCTCACCAAAAGTATCAGTAAAGGCATCTATTGGATCTTTCTTACCAATCTCAATTCCTTTTCTATCTAATATTCTTCTAGCTAATGCTCTAGTAATTCCTGTTACCTGATCCAAACCACCACCGGGTCTACGTGGGTTTTTCAAACTTGCCAATCCTAATCTTTGACTCTCTGACTCTTCAACAACTTTACCAGTTTTATCTCTACCAGGTTTAAAACTAGCTTCAATAACTTTACCTTCTTTCTTGGCTCCTGGTTCCTGCTTCTTGCCTCTAGCAAATATTTTCTCGATTTGTTTTTTAAGCAATGGTGTTACTTCACCAAACTCTTGTTTGGCTATTTTGAAAGCATCTTCTATTTTTTTGATGCCACCAGTTCTAACCATATTAGTAAGTGATAATAAAAATTTTCCAAGTGGTCCCATTAATAATATGTCCTTTGTTTTTGTGGCACGGGTTCATCGGGAGCGTCTTCAGGATGCTCAATAAAGCCACCTTGCCTAAATCTCATAACTGCTTGTGTCATAGAATCCACCAGGTCATCGTGATCTCCAAAAGGAAAAGCAGCACATTCCTCAATCACTTCCTGCGCGAACTCCATTTCT